TGACGCCCGAGTACATGCCCTTCGCGCCCGTCTGATCGAGCGCGGGAATCGTGATCTCCGCATCCGGGGCGTCGCCTGCCGGGATCTGCCGACAGCGTGACTGCAACAGCGTGAGCGGGTACTGCACGCGGAAGATCTCGCCGGCCCACTGCTGCGGCGCAACGAGGAAACCGCCCGAGTCACCCGTCGCCATGTTCAGCGCACGGGCGTAGTGATCCTGCAGCTTCACGAGGCGCTGGTCGATCGCGTGCGGCGCGTGCCGCGCGTCCGAGACCGCAGCCACGAACTCGCCGAAGCCACGCAAGCCCTCGCTGAAGCCGCAAAGCTCTTCCTTCGTGGCGGTCGCCGGAGCTGCGGGCACCGCCAACTTACGCAGTTCCTCGTTGAACCTCGCCTCGAGCGCCGTGCGCTTCGCGTCCGCCTCTTCCTGGACGGCCTTCAGATCCTTCCCGAAGGTCTCCTTCATCCGCTTCTCGTAGCCCTCGACGGAGTCGGCGAGCGCCTTGACCTGCACGGTCAGGCCCTCGACGGCGCGCGTCCCATCATCGGTCTTCTGTTCGTCCTGCTTGGTTTCGTCAGGCATGTTCATACTCCTTTCAGCGCCCGCGATAGGCGCGCAACTTCCTGTTCGAGCGTTCGCAGGTGGTCTCCCGACGTGCGGATGCGCGGCGTCCCGGCGGCCCCCACGGTGCCGGTCAGTGCGCGTTCAATGCGCTCTACGTCCGAGAAGATCCCGCGGGGAACGACGAGAATCGTCCTCTCCCACGGGGCCTTCTCGCCCATCTTCTCGTAGTACGCTGCCAGTCTAGCCTTCACTGCGTCACGATCAACGCCCTGTGCCTGGTTGATCCGGGCGGCAGCGGCGTAGATCGCCCGCGGGACCGCCTTGAGCGCCCCGCTTACGATGTCCCCGATGGGAAACTTGTAGTCCGTCAGGTTCTCTCCGTCGCCGTCTACCCAGAGAAAGGCGCGACGGTACTTCGCCATATCCACGTCGCCGGCGTCGTCTTTTGCCCACGCCTGGACGCGCTGGTTCGCTGCGCCGGCGTCCCACGCGGTGTCTGCGTCGGCGAGCGGAAGTATCCCGGAGACCATCCCGCGCTCCTCGTCTTCGGTGCGTACGGCTCCGATCACGGCCCCCTCTGTCGCCCCGAAGTTCATCGTGGCGGGGGACACCTCACGCAGGCGAACCTCCTTGAAGTGCTGGATGCCCTCAACCTTTGCCGCCCGAACCGGTTGGAAGCGGTGCGACATGTCCGAGACGTATCCATTCTTCATCCCGCTGTAGACCTCACGAGCCCTCTGTACTTCAAGATCGAGCCGTCCCTCAACAACGCGGAGCCCCTTTCCGTCTTCCTCGACGGTGACGCTCCCGATCGGCTCTTCCGGTCGGTGCATCCAGGCCATCGGGAAGAAGCCCTTGTGATCCTTGATCGTCTTGCGGAAGGCGCCGCGGTCGAACACGGTCTCATAAGAGTCCACCACATCGAATACGGAGGCGTAGCCAGAGAAGCGCCCCTTGTCGTCTAGCCCCTCCGCTTGGAAGGTACGGAATAGGTCTGTCATGGTTTCTCCGTGTGGTACACTTCATTGCACCGGCAATTCACGACCTGGTCAGCATCCCCTTCAGGATCGCCGGGAGCCATCAACCCGTTCGAGTAGGGCTCGTCCATCGGCACCGTCTCCCCGTTCATCGCCACGTGCGCGTCACGGGTGCGGGCGTCCATCGACGAGACCCACTCCTTGAAGAGCAGCACGCCACTCTGCGACGCGGCCTCGTGTTGTGCGAAGCCGGCGAGCGAGTGGACCTCTGTGCGCGCGATCGTGTACGCGCGCGACGCATCGAACGCGACGCCGCTCTCGCCAGCCCACTCGCGGTACTTGCCCTTGAGCGCGCGCGCGATGTCATCCGTCGGGGCATTCTGCTGCAGCCCCGTGGCGACGATCCGGCGCGTCTCCTTCTTCGTCGTCTCGAGTACGTCCGTGATCTGCTGTGCAATGTACTTCTCGAGGAAGGAAAGCACGTTCGGCGCGCCTACATCGAAGCGGACGCCGTCGGTGCGCTGCGGGATCCTGTCCGCAACGGCCGTCCCGAAGTGCTCGACGATGCCGAGTGAGACGGCCTTGAGTGTACGTTCGTACCCCGTGCGCCCCTCGTCGATTGCATGGTCAAGGTCGAGAGCGCCTGCGCTGAACGCTGTAAGGACGCGCGTCTCCTCTGCCTGGAAGAGTTCCTTGAAGCGCGTCGCGACGGCACGTTCGTACGCCTTCTTCTCGCTGTCCTTCGTCCGCCAGAATGCGGCAATCGCGGCCTTGTCGGACAGATTGACCATGCGGGTGCGGCTCGGCGTCGTATCAGGTCCCGCATCCGGCGCGGGCGCTGCTTCGTAGACCGTCGTCGTTCCGATCGGCACTTGCACCGCCGAGATGTAGACCTCGTCCGTTACGTCATCCGCCGAGAAGCCGAGCCCGAGACGTTCGTTCACGACACGTGGCGAGATGTGGAAGTCGGTGACGAAGATCCGCCCGGTCTCCGCAAGCGTCTTCACGGACTCGATGACAGCCGGCGTGCGCGACAGATCGAAGTCGAGGAAGCTCCCGTCGGACAAGCCCATCCGCGGGACGAACTGCATGTTCCATATGTCGCGGGTGTCGCGCAGGCGCGGAATCGTCACCGTGTTCCAGAGGAAGACTTCCGCGGCACGCTTGTTCTCGTAGGTCGCGTCGGTCTTGACCGTCAGGCACGGGTCGACCTCGCACGCAGAGGACAGGTCCTCATTCGACATGCGGAGCGACTGGATGAAGTCGACCTCTGCCGGCGTCAGCATGAACGGCTGGAACGTGAGCGTCGACCGCGCAATGAGGAGCTTACCGACATTCTCTGCGCCAGCCTTGTTCGCGGCGATGTCTGCCTTCAGCGCTTCATACACGTCCTTCCCCATGTCGCCAGAGAGGAGCCCGGACGGACGGACCACCTGCTGCATCGACTTGGCCTGCGCGGTCTGGATCGCGTTTCCGGTGTCGACGGCTTTGCCCGCAGCGCGAATCGTCCCGAGACCGTACACGTCCGAGCCGATGTCTACCTGCTGAATGTGGACGACCTCACCCTGTTCGTACTGCGTGGTCTCGCCGCCGATCAGGTAGGAATACGAACGCCCGAGAAGGGATGTGGCCTGGATCAGAATGTTCTCAACGCGCAAGGGCCAGACTGCATCGCCGCCGACGTTCGAGTGGTAGAGCACGAAGTCTCCGGCGGTGTCGGCATAGAGCGAGTCCATGTACATGATCCGCGTCCAGGTCTGGAACGGATTCGGCGAGCGCAGGAACTTGACGAGCTTGTGGTTGGGATCCGTGACGGTCTCGATGTCACCGCCGCGGCCCGGGCGCCGCACTACCCAGGGGACGCTCGCGTACATGCGCGCCTTGAGGGTGAAACAGCGCCAGACTACCCAGTGTGAACGCAGTCCCTCGTTGATCGCGGTCTGAACGTTCCAGTCGCGCCACGGTTGCGCGGTTGTGAGCCATTGCGGAATGACCGTCGCCTTCTCTTCCGGGCGACGCAGGGTAGACGCGACGGCACGCGCCAAGCCATCCTCAGCCCACTTCGTAACGAAGTCCCGCATCGCCACGAGGGCACTGTACAGAGAAGCGCACTTGAAGGCAAACGCGAAGGTAGCGGGTGAGCTGTTCGGCGTCATGGAGGGGGCGCAACCCCTCCGAGCAAGCGCGGAGCGTCAAGAAGTTCTCTGTCGGCGCATACGAAGTAACTTCAACGTCGTAGCTGGTTGCGACTGCAACAGACTTCTTCTTGGTACTTCTTCTATGTTGGGGCACCACGCCCTATCGATAGGGCACCACGCCCCAACCAAGTCTCATCATTCCTCGGATGGCCCGTACAGCGTGTAGATGCACACACCGTTTGGAGACCGCCTAGATCTGTACAACAACGATCGCGCTTCCAGATCGTCCAACCAGGCGCGAAGAGTCTTGGGATCGCAGCCAACCATCACCGAGATCTTCCCTTGACTCGGAAAACACGTACATCCGTGGTAGCAGAAACGCCACAGGACTATCCACGTCAACTTCGGCCCGGTCGCCAGCTTCATGTCGAGGATGCTGTTTGGAACTACTGTCGTGTTCTTTAGTCCCCGCGTTAGTTCGTCTCCCGGAACTACCCTGATCTGCTGCATGTCTGCCCCTTTGCGGTTGCGGGGACGGCCAGGAAAAGGGGCAAACATGAAACCCAGCCGCCCCACAACGCGCATCTCAGTCTACCACACAGAGAAGGAAAAGCGAAGGCGGCCCGTTGCCGAGCCGCCTCGCCCTCTGTAAGGAGCCTCCGCCTCTCCACTGGCTAGGAGGTCGTTCTATGTCACCGTGCCCACACCCCGGTCTCACGATAGATGCACTCGCGCCGTCGGCGATCGTGCTCTGTGATCTTGCTGTGCGTCAACGCCGAGAGGTCAATCACCCGGCCCGGTCCCCTGTCCTCGTCATCCACGGAGGTCGTAACGAGGCGCCGCGTGTCCAGCGCAGTGCAGCGGCGAATCGATACTGGCGACGCAATGAAGTCACGAGGAGCCTTCCTAGGCATCCCGCCCCTTCAATTCCAAGGTGGAGCCGTGGTCTCTTGGGGTCCAGAACGAGTTTACGGATGCCACGGCCCCACCCCCACAATCGCCGAGCCACCAGACTAGCGCCATGACCGTCTCGCCGAGCCACAGGAGAAGACTCACGTCCCCCTCCTCGAATGCTGCGCCCGCACGAAGTCCGTCTCGATTGCCTGCTCGATCACCGGGCGGATCCGGCCTTGCGGATGCACGTGCGCGCAAGCCGCGTAGCAGATCGCGTAGGACTCCGCGAGCGACTTGCCGGGATAGGCGCGCGACTTCTCGGTGCGCGAGTCAAGCCGGGCGTCGTGCGCCGCCTGGAGTAGCTTTCGCGCGTCACGTCCGGTCATTCGCGACCGAG